CATCTTAACGTGGATTTCTTCTGCGATACCTTCAACACGGAGGAAGTCACCTGTGAAGCTCTCAACAGTCAGACCGAGGTTCGAGACACCCGGCAGAGAGTTCCAAGCAAAGGTGAGACCAGCAGCAGGGGCACGGAGGCCAGCACTTGCAGGAGTATAGCAGAGGAGGACGTGGTTACCACCGATGAAGGCATTGCTTTCTGTAGCACCTTCAGCAGCAGTGTTCTCAATTGCTTCCATGACGAAGAGGCGTTCAACCTCAAAGATTTCTGCCAGCTTTGCATCAGTGATGAGTGCAGTGTTAGCTACAGTCGCACCACCGTTCAGACGTGCCAGAATATCAGGGTGGTCAACCAGAACGTCACGTACAGCCTTGGAGATGACCATAGTGTTCGGCTTGAAGCCACCGCTCTTCAGTTGGATAGTACGGGACAGACGACGAACATCAACAATCGGGGTGGAGTTTGTGTAGTCATCCCAGTTGGTGACTTCTGCTGCTGTGTCGTTATCACCGTTAGCTACACCATCCCAGTTGGTACCCCAGATGTTGTCACCAAAGAAGTTAGTAACAAAGTCCTTTTCACGGTCGATCAGCATGTTGTGAACGAGCATCTGTGCGCCCATTGCACGAGTTTCCAGTGCTGCATCTTCGTTAGCAAGGGTTTGCTCATCAAAGTCAGTTGCCAGACCAAAGACATCAGCAAAGTAGTTGTCATTGGAGAGCGACATACCGATACGCTCAGGACGGGTCCGAGGTGCCAGTTGCTTGCGTTGACCGGAACGGTTGAAGTTCTCGCGGTCATAGATGTAGTATTTATCAGATTGCTTATCAACGTCCACAATCGGGAACACTTTGTCAGCAATGAAGTTGTCAGCCGACTGGAGGTAAGCAAGGGTGAGGTTTGTCAGCGGTGCATCAATATGGACCTGCGACGGAGTAAGCATAGGCATTTAATTATTCCTTTCTATGCGTTAGGCAGTAGCGTTGCCGCCACGGAAGAAGTCAATGGTTGTACGGGTGCCAGCAGCAGCATCTTCCAGAGCCTTGCCAACAACGATGTCACCAGAGGCAGCAGTGATAGCTTCCCCGTTAGCGTCAGAAGCAACAGCATCACCAGCGGAGAGACCACCAGTACCTACTTCAACCATCACACGGCCCATAGTGACTACAGTAGCAGCAGCACCGGATGTGGGGTTGTTAATCAAGACGCCATCAGCAGCCTGACCATCAGTTGCGCTAACAACAGTACGATCAGATGTGTTACCGATAACAAAAGTCCATTGCTTTGCCGAGAGGTCAGCACCTGCAATCATAGTTTCACGAATTTGGTTTCCACCTACAGTAGCCATATCTAATTAATCCTTCTGATATGCTTTTTTCACGAGTGCTTTACCTGCATCTGTTTTAACTACAGCAGCATAAGCTTGTGCGAAAGTTGTGTTGTGCTCTTCTTGGTGTGCCTTGGCAAGAGCGTTAAGTTTTTCGTTGGGGTCTTCCATATCACCTTGAGCAGCCGACTTACCAACTTCTTCAGTCATCTCGTCAAAGAGGTTGTCCAGTGCTTGCATAAACTCAGCAAACTTCTTGGCTTCTTCTTCTGCCAGATCATCATGAGCCTTCAGGAGGACACGAGCGTGATCTTCAGAGATATTGGGGAGGGTTTCTTTACAACGCTTCTGGATAGCGTTCTCAGCTTTCTCAATCTCTGCTTCTTCCAAACGCTTAAGGATGGGGGCAGGAATGTCAGCTTTGTTAATCTGTTCACCTTCTACTTCGATGAACTCTTCTGGGGCTTTCTTTTGAACACCCTCAGCAGTAATCTTGTAGCCTTCATCAAGGAGGGACTTGCGGAGGGCTTCATTGTCAGCCTTCAGCTTTTCTACCTCTTCCTCAAGAGACTTTTTCATATCTTCGTTGCACATGGCTTTGGCTTTATCGTAGCCCATACCTTTGTCCATATACATCTTCATCTTAGCCTTCATGGCGTCGGACATTTTGTCCATTTCTGCCTTTTGGTCATCAGACATCTTTTCTACATTTTCTGTCATGTGGTCCTCTTCGGAGTTGTCACGTTTATACAGAGGAGCCATTGCTAAAGGGTTCGCGGGCTTATCCACAAGGGAAAGCTCCTCTAGTTCCAAGTTTTTTAGGAGTGTGGGCATTATAGCTCCTCCCGTGTTGCACGGCCCCCGATGCTGAAGGCACGTAGTTCGCCAGACTTAACCCGTTCCCAGACTGCATCATCGTATACCTTATAGGCGACAATCCAACCTTCACGGTCACTCTGGATTCCAAGAGCATCACAAATCTCTTTAGTGACAGGTAGAGAGTGGATTACTTTACCAGTCTCCTCCCCAGTGTGCATAGTTTTACCTACACGCACATGCTCCATGAATTTGTTCACTGCACTCGTGAGAGTATCAGCGTCTATAACATCACCTTGGCGGTCAACTACAGCTTCACCTTTCGCAGTGATAACTGAGGCCCATCCATAAATGAGTCTTTGTTCATTATCTACCTTGAGGATTTCCCCAGATATATCGGCATTAGAAGATTTAGTTGCTTCACTCACTGTAGTACCTTTCTCCCACATGCGACATGACCAATAACGGGCTGAAGTCTTATCTTTGGCAGTGTCGCAAGAGTGTCGAGCACGGAAGTTAGCCCTAGCTTCATCATCGTCCCTACGGATTTCCATGTTAGGATCACCAAAGGTAACTCGCTTAACCTTACCACCATCCTGTACGAAGACTTCAAACTTCTTATTGCCACCACTAAGACGACGAGGTTTATTCAGGGGGACTTCTTTACCTTGGTATTCTGCTTTGGTGATTTCTTCAGCCTCACCCCAGTCTTCAAAGTCACCCTTATTCATAATCTCTGCTACCACTGCTCGTAGAGCTTCTGTCATACGATCTTCAGAAACTTTATCATCATCCTCGTACTCCATGTGCTCAAGGTATTCCTTGTGGGTAGCACCGGGGACGTAGTAGGCTTGACCATCAAGATCGTACACATGGATTTTACCTTCTAGCCCAATAGCACGAGAGCGCACCTTAGCAGACAGGGGATCACTGAATACATCGAAGTCAGTTTGGAATTTCTCAATTAGTTTATTCATGCTACTACCTTTGCTAGGTAACCTTTGAAACTGGCGTAGACTTCAGCACCATGAGTGTTTGTTTGGCAGGTGATACGTACATCAGAGTTCTTAGGTATAATCACACATGGGTCTAAGTCGATCTGCCAAGCACCACCTGCTGAGTTAGCTGATACAGCAGCACCTTCTGTGAATATCTTACCTGCTTGTCTGACCTCTAGGTAGAAATTTACAGTAGCACTTTGTTTGTAGCTAACTGAACCAAACCCACCAGTAAGAATGTAGTAGTCTTGATTACTGAAGGTTGTAGCTGCCTTAAAGGACTGTTGGAAGCCTTGAGGTATCTGTGCGTGTATCTTAGTCACATCAGATGGTACGCCACCTACAACAGCCGTATCTTCATAAACGTAGACTGCACCAGTAAGCTCATGACCATTATTATTTACAACACGAGAGACACGAGCTACAGGGGTTGGTAAAGAGACTTTATTCTGACCTATAATTTGACCAATTTGTGTTATAAAAGTAAACTGTTGATCTTCACCAGTACCAGATACAGTATGACACTCAAGGTAAATCTCTTGGTCATCAGTGGCAGAACTAGAGGAGATTGTGTCAATAAGGTTGTCTTGAACGTAAGTTTCCATTCCACCTACAGTCCAGACAGTTTCCCTATTAGTAGAGAGTTCACCAGATTTACCAAACTTAATGAGGCTTTTTGCTTTAGCATCAATAGAGACCTTATCTCCAAAGGTTTGGTAAATCTCTCGTTGGGCTTGGACTAACCTACCATCAGGAACTTCATATTGTAGTCTGTTCCATTGTGACATCAGTTGCCAACCTTCTCATCATCGTCTTCTTCAGTATCGTCTTTAGAGCCTACAACATTATCATCCGGTCCATCATAGTAATCTGTACGGGCTAGATCAGCTTGTTGTGCACGTTCACGAGAAGCAGCGTAGATTTCAGGGTTAGGTTTTGGTAGTTCAGCAATCTCCATGAGAGCGTTGACAATATCAAGATCATCTGCAACAGTGATACTAGCACCATTAAGATTACGAAGATAAGCACCCATTTCTTTAAGATCGTGACTTGCAACATCACCAGCTTTGATCTTAGGCATGTACTTGAAGTCAAGACCATTAAGACGCCAGAGGGGTTCAATAAGTTGCTTGTTAAGTACGTCTACAATAGTGTTGATGTAGCTCTCTAATGCCCGTAGGAACAAGTCAGACTTACTCTTGGAGAGGGCATAAGAGCCATTACTACCACCACCCAACATAATGAACTCAGCAAGAACAGATCGTGCAATGTCGTGTTGGTAACGCTTAACTACAGGGTCAATGTCGATATTACGAGTACCCTCAGAAGAAATTAGCTTTACAGATACTAGCTTCTGGTTGGTGGGTTCTCCATCTTTACCGGGGTAGGTATCAGAAGGGGTAATCAGGAAGCCTTGCTCATTGAACTTAAGGTCTCGTAGGATTTCCTTCATCTGGTTCAGGACTGCCTGTTGAGCCTCTGTAGCATCTGCTGAGAGATACTCTGCTGGAACCTCTGCATGGGGGATACCTGCAAGCTCTCGCTCAATACCGATAGCCTCATACTGTTGGATAGCATTAAGACGCTCATAAGCAGCATAGGCATTACGGAGGATACTACGACCAGAAGGGTCACCATTGATTGTAGTGGTCCGGTAGAGGATAGCCTTACGCATTGGGATGTAGTTAGTGCCAAAGCCAGAGGATACATCCTGATGAAAACCGTAGAGGTCTCCTGACTGTTGGTCTACATCAAAGCGGTTAATGGTCCACTGAGCACGAGGGGCAATCTTACGGATACCAATACGCCCATCAGTAAACTTAGAGCACTTCTTAGGGCTTTTCTCGTAAGGACCAATCCTACGCTTGTAGACTACTTCAAAAGCTGCAAACCCAAATGTAAGGAAAGATAGTGCTTCTGAGATGTGGTCATCAAGGCTGTGGTCCATATCCTCAAGAACAGACTCTACAAATTCAGCCTCTACTTTAGCTGTATCAGAATCATCAGAAGGTACCACCTTGATGGGGACATCCCTAAGCATCTGTTCTACAGCATAGAGTGCAGCACCGATAGTAGCATCATTGTCACGCATTTGACGATAAGCCCTGATAGCCCGCTTACCACGAAGCTCAGGTTGTAGCTCATCAGCTTTAAGGGTACCATTGCGAGTGGAGGTTCCAGCAACTCCTAAGATTTTCTTGGATTCTGTTTCTGAGAGTTGCTTAGTCATCCTAAGTGTTCCTATTGCTGTTTCTTAAAGAGGTTAGAGCCAGATACGTGAGGGGGTTAGAGGTTCAGGGTCTACAAAGTAATTAGAGAGGGCTTCTACGTCATCCCTACGGTTATCACCATTAAGTCGGATATTGATATGGTAGCCATCAAGAGGAGCCATCTCAGGGTATTCAATACCACTGGCCTCATCTACGAGCATATTGCCTGTTGGCTTCTTGATAATACCTACAAGGTCGATAGCGTAGTCAGGAGTGTTAGGGACGAAGTAGGGATCACCTTCAGGTACTTGTGAAGATTCTCCAGTTTCCTCGTCCACAACAGTTGTATAATCTTGCTTGTAGAAGGCGGATAGTACCGTAGGCATACTTTCTTTAGAATCTAGCTTCAGGTAGAAATCAATCTTGCTCATGAGCTTGCCTCCTCAATACCAACATCACTAATATCATCTGCCCACACACGGAAGGTTTTGATAGTCCCCATGAAGTCATACCCAAGTTGTAGGTCTGTTGTGGATAGGTCAGGCAATGCAACTGGTGTGATGTTTTCCGTGAGGGCTGTTCCGTCTACTGCACCGTTGATGAAGGTAGAACCATGACGGGAAGCGATGGAGAACGGTACGTTGACGCCGGTGGTGTAGGCGCTTCCACTAGAGCTAACCGAGTCATTCACGCCACTAGCCGTTTGCTGGAATGTTATTTGCCCTGTTGACGCACCAGCCGCTGCTATTTGAGTTTGTATAAGATTAGATACAGACGAATACCAACGTAGATAGACACCTTCAACAACTCCTGCCGTATCCGCATAAGTAACCGTACCTTCCATAGCGATAGACACCGCGAGGGGGTTGATTTCTTTTACGGAGATGTTGTCCCACACCATTGTTTGACCAGCCGAAGTTAGGTTGAAGTTCAAAATAATCAGCGTAGTAGTGGCTGTGGCAGTGAATGTTACCGTGTATGTCCCAGCACCGCTTGTCGTAATACTTGCTATAGATGGTAATCCTATCGCATTTCTGATAAGCACGCTAGGTGACCCGGCGGTCGTGGAGACAAAATCCACAGATACAACGTAGGTCTTTCCTACCACCGTTGTAATTTCCTGATAAGCTGCTCCGCTGCCGCCGTTTACCGGATCGTTTTCTACAACAAGCTCACCAGATATAGATGAAATAGTCGTTGTATGCCCTTGATAGTTGAACGCTACCCACCCACTCGTATCCGTATCAAACGTACCATTAGTCACCAACTCCTCACCAATTACAACAGGCTCAGGCCAAGGAAGGTTAGCCGCAGGGATGGTCAGGGTTTCACCTGCACGAGTGGCACTAGAGGTAGTAGTAAGGATGTAGCTACTAGGAGTAGAGGCTTCCTCAAGTTGTGCGTAGTTGACTTGGTTCTTGGGGACTACAATCAAGTAATCATCAGTGGGGGTGAAGGTGAGACTAGAGCGTGTACCCTGAGTACCACCCAACAGTTCCCCACTGTAAGCACCGTATAGCTCAATCTGAGGTTCAGCTTCGCGTGTAACTCTAACTGTCATATTATTGCTCCGCGATTACGCCGTTAGTGGCACTGATAGCTGTTGTGACCCCAGTGGTGGTGTTGTTGATCCTACGCAGTCCGTTGAAGATACTACGACCAGCAGAAGTACCCACATGAAGAAGGTCAGTATCCTCATCATAAGCCAAGCCTGTCACAGCATCAGATGCACCGTAGAGAGTGGCCTGAGCATTGTCTTGGAACAGCACCTTCTCGTCGTTGTAGATTTTCTTGATCTGTTCGGCTGTGGGTGCGGTGGCTGAGATGCGAAGGAGGGCTAGGGAGCCGTTAAGTGCAAACGCTAAATCCGCCCGTTGTCCAATAAAGAGTGGGCTGTTGGTGCCATCTGTGTTCCTTGCTGACACTGTTGAGCTATCAGATAAGGCCCCATCCACAGAAAGCTCAAGGGTTGTGCCACTGTCTTTACGGAGAGCCACAAAGAACCTCCACGAGTTTGTATTTATTGCAGTCGTGCCAGATAGATTTGCTTGCAATCCTCCGTCTGTACAACGCAGATAGGGGGCACCATTATTTAGAAAAACTGCAATCCCGTCATTCACTGCGGCGTCTATTGTGGAAGCTATATAACCGCCATTAGCTGTGGTTTTCACCCAGCCCATCACGCAGAAATCACCCGTCCCGAAGTCGAGGTCAGGATTGTAAGGCTGCTCAAGGTAGTTGCTGGCAGAGAACCCGCTGTAGGCCACCAGATCAGCGCCGGGCGCGACTTTTGTTCTCGTGATAGTTCCGTTTACGATAAGACCCGGCATTAGATGTGCCTCCATGTTTTGCGCTTGGCTATACCATAAACGCACTGTCGTGTTACGCCGAAGTCGTCAGCAATTCGCGGCCCGCTTTCGCCAGATGCGATGCGGCGGCGGATTTCATGAACCTGCGCCTCGGTTAGAACAGAAGAGCCTATGTCCTCACCCCTGGCCTGACGGTCTTTTGCAACCTTGTCCGCCATGTTGTCTTGCTGTGTCCCGACGAAAAGGTGGTCTGGATTTACGCATGACGGGTTGTCGCATGTGTGGCAGAGAAGATCATCATTACGCAGCTCGTTGCCTGCCCAGATGTAAGCCAGCCTATGCGCCCGCATATTACGAAGCCGACCATCAACGGTGGCCGCAAATTGCCCGTAGCCTCTTGGGTTCTTAGACGCCAGCCATTCCCAGCAATCACCAGATTTATCAACATGCCCCCAAAAGCGGTCTTGCTCGGTGCCTTTAGTGATCTGGTCACGGTGATAACAGCCGCACGACTTTGTGTTGCCCGACTTTAGCATGTCGCCACGAGCGACAATCCTGTTGCCGCATTCGCACTCACAGTTAAAGTAACTCTTGCGAGCATTCTTGTGACTGAACGATGTGACCGTCAATCTTCCGTAAGTGTTTCCGCTCAGGTCTTGCCATTGAGATGCCCCAGACATGCACATTCCTCCTATTGGTGCGCTAGTCTGGTATTGTACCGTAAACTCTAACATGATGCAATCACCCGTTCACCGAGCGGTCTGCGTCTGCGAGTTTGACGGAGATGTTGTCGATGTTTGTAGTAGAACCATTATCACCGCCCCTGAAGCCGACACTAATTAGGGCTGAGGTGGCCTTTACAAAAATAATTGTCACACCGGGTCCAAGCGAGACATCGTAAATTTGATTGCCTCCAGCCGTAGAGCCAATACGCATAGCCGCCCCAGACCCGCTTACCCTCTCAGCGGAGATTTGAAACACATCGCCTACCGCACACGAAATTGTTTGGTAGATATAGCCAGCGTTTGAGCTGTCTAGTCGATAAACCTCCAAAGTTCCCGCTGACCAAGAAGCGTAGCCAGAGCCAGTAGAAGCGTCCGTCCACCCCGTCAGATCAGTATCAAATGTCCCATTCGTCACCAACTCACCAGACCCAACCAAGTCAGTGTCGTCGGTGTCAGCGAGGAAGGCACCCCGGATCGCCCCGTTCATCCACCCTGTGTTGTAGGTGGAGGTGATGTAGGCGACCATGCCAGTCGAGGCATTAGCTTTATTCGATGCAAGTAGTGAAAGACCCTCGTCGGTGCCTGACGCTTCTTGCTTGGAAATAGCTAAATAATTGCCGCCGAACGCCAATGGAATAAGGTTTGCACCTGTATTGCTGCCGAAGAGATAGGGTGCGTTGGCTTCATTATACACATCATCGGGGCTATCGGTTACGTCTACACTTGGAATTGTGTAGTAAACTTCGACATTTTTTCGACCTTCATCGTGGACATAAAGCGTGTTTTGATCGTCAAACGAAACACCATCAGTTACGGTCGATGCGACATCTAACAAATCAACAACAGTCCCATCATCCTTAATCACACTCACGCCACCATCAGTAGCACAGTTATGCACATTAACGCCGTTAGCGTAGAAGTTGTGTACGTCCTCGACCTCAATATCATAAACACGACGCTGGCCGACTTCTTTTTTACTCAACAGTTTCATTGGGTCGCCTCCACGTGACGTAAAATTTTCTTCATGTGGTCGAGCCAATACTCTAAACCATAGTCAAGTTTCATCTCGTTGCAGGTCTCACAGCAAGGCACACAGTTATCAATCAGGTATCCTTGTGAGTTATCTACACGGTCAATACCTACACCTTGGATTTCGTCCCCGCAGTAATGACAAGGCACATACCAGAAGTTATGGAACTGCTCAGGTGTAATGTCCCACTCAAAGCCCCTACGTTTTGCACCGTGCTTGTACGACCGAAACTTACCTAGGACAGAATGGTTGTGGTAATTGTGGTCTTTAGCGCAATCCGAACAGATGTCATGCTGACTGTTCTTCACAAAGCTCGAACCACAGTCCTTGCAATGTACAAGTTGGGACAAACCGAGTCTGATGCGCCTATCTCGAATAGCGCTGGAAGTTCTGTGAGGTAGGAACTGTTCAGAGATTTCATCTGCTGTGTAGTACCGACGATCCTCTAGAACTTGAGTTTCCCAGTCTTCCCATGTGAGTTGACCAGACCATTGCATACCTAGGCGGTTACGCTTCTGAACGATACCCTCGTAAGTACGACCCGGAAGCATATCAACCAACTCTTGAGAGTTTAAGTGCTGGTTCTCTTCAAGTATCTGAATTTCTTCGTCAGTCCATTTCATAGGCCGACAACCTTATGAGCATCGGTAAGGTCACCAGCTTCAACCCAACCTTCTGTAGTTCTGATCTTGTGGTCAGATGTGCAGGTAATTTTCTGTCCGCCATCAAACTCAAGTTCAATTACGTCCTTGATACCTTGATCCCACCAGTTCAGTACGGAGTGTTCTCCCTCAAGGGTCTTGACTACATCCCCAACTACAACCTGATCCAGACGCTTTGTAGAACCATCCGCCATAGTCACTTCAGTTTCAGCAACGAGGCAAGCAATCGTAGGCACAGGAAGCCCAGTAGCAGGGTCAATCGGGGCGTCGGGGAGGACGGTCATGGCTACGTCGTTGGTGAAGTTGCTTACAATGGTGTTAGAGTAGTCACCAGTCACATAAGACACACCCAATGCAGCATTACGCTGACTAATCGTTCCATTGTAGCGCCCAGTCGTCGGGGATGAGGCAGAGGCCCCAACCCGATTTCCCTTGTCCGCTGCAAAGTCGATTATTTTTAGACCACCCATAGCACCATCGTAGGAGCAGGGAGTAATCTTTCCGTTCAGTGCGGCCACGCTCACAAAGATGTAAGTGCTGCCCAACCCGAGCATATTGTTATACGCACCCGTAAACACCATCCACATCGGCAGCGATGGATCATCACCATCGTAGATAGTAACCTTGGTGGCCTCAGCCACAATCACAGCAACAGCAGGGAACTCACGACGGCTACCACGGGTGGCAGTGTTCAGCGTCTCGTTATACCAAGATGAGGCTTGAGCCAGAGCACCTGTACGCCATGCACCACCGTCTGAGTCCTTAGAAGTATCATAGACGAACACGTCTACAGCAGTAGCA